TGAACTATTAGCAGAATCTATTCCTGATTGTCAACCCTTGATGCAAAATACAGATGGTCTTGAGATGATTATTCCTGCTGGCTATAAAGACATCTATTTAGAACTTTGTAGAGAATGGGAAGCAATTACTCAGTTACAATTAGAGCATGACCAATACAGTAAAATGGTTATTGGTGATGTGAATAATTATATCGCGGTCAATACAGCTGGAAAAGCAAAATGTAAAGGTAGATTTGAGTATAAAGATTTAGCTCTTCATAAAAACAAAAGCTTCTTAATTATACCTAAAGCTGTTAGTGCATTCTTTATTGATAATATTTTACCTGAACAATTTCTTCAAGATAATAGAAATATTTTTGATTATTGTGGAGGAGTTAAAATTAAAGGTGATTGGGATTTTCAAGAAATTGCTGTAATACAAAGAAAGCCTGCAAAATATAATAATTATACCAAACAACAAAAGTATGATTTTTTAAAAGCTAACGGTTGGGAACAATCATGGGATAATGATAACTGGGTGAGGTCTGATGCGGCTAATAAAGAAGCTAATACAGGTATAGATACTGATCATGCTTTTAATTATGTAACAGGTAAAGAAGCTACAATTGAAAGAAACACTTTACAAAAAACATTAAGATATTATATTTCTAACAAAGGCTCTAAAGTATTCAAGGTTAATAAAACAGATAAGAGAGAAATACAAATTGAATCCGGTAAATGGATGCAAACAATATTTAATCTTCATGTAGAAAAACCTTGGGAAGAATATGATATCAATGAGTCTTATTATCTTGATAAAATTTATAAAGAAATCCATAACATTTGTCCTCCTAAAAAACAATTAGATTTATTTGCAGATGAGTGATGATAAAACAAAACCTGAAGAAAGTATAACACCTTCTGAAGAAAAAAAAGTAATAAAGCCAGGCACACAACTGGATTTATTGGACTTAATCAAAGAGATTGAGGAAGAAAAGAAATAATAAAAATTTTAAAAATGAGTGATGTATATAAAATAATTAAATTAAAAGATAATCATGTTCTTAAGATAGAACATGACTCTTTTACCGATAGCCCTCGGGAATGGGATAATTTAGGTACTGTAGTAGTCTTCCATAAAAATTATGATTTTGGAGATGCAACAAATTTAAATTCAAGCATGTTTGAAGGATGGTGTGGATTAAAAGACCATTTAGTAAATGAATTAAATGCTAAAATTTGTTTACCAATCTACATGTATGATCATAGTGGTATCACAATTAGTACAAGCCCTTTTAGTTGTAAATGGGATTCTGGACAAGTTGGTTATATCTATGTAACAAATACACGTATCATAGAAGAATATGGAGATGATTCAGAAGATTCTATTAAAAAAGCTACAAGTGTTCTAGAAGGAGAAATAAAAACTTTAGACCAATACCTTACAGGTGATGTATATTCATTTACCTTAGTTAAAGAAATTACTTGTGATTTAGGTCATACACATGAAGAAGTTATTGATTCTTGTGGAGGTTTCTACGGAAGTGATGAAAAAACTAATGGTATTATGGAACATATTGATAAAAAATTAATAATTGAAGAATAAATGAGTTTAAGACAAAGAATACTAGACATATTCAAAGTTGAAGGTAAAAAGATGAGCATGCAGGAGCTTTATACAAAGTTTCCTGACATTGCTCAGACTACTATTCGCGGAAGAGTATATGAAAATGTAGGAAAGGGTATCACTAAATTGGGTAAATCCTTATACATATCATCTGAAGCCATTGTCGAACATGGAAATACTATGGAAATAGTAGATAACATGATCAGCCAGGGGGATTTATTTGATTGTATATTTTTAGATATTCCTTATGATGCAGCCGGCCAAAAGGGCGGCAATAGAGATTTATTCTCTTGTGATAAGATTTCTCCTACAGAATTCGGAGACCTTATAGGAAAGCTTGAGTTAATGCTTAAAGATGATACAAGTCCTTTACTATTTATGTTTACTTCGGGTAAAACAAGTAAAGCTGCACATGATCGGTATATGAGTCAATTTAACAGGTCTTCTTTAAAGATGTGTGAGAAAGTAGGTTCTTATACTAAATTATGGAGTACAGGTAACCGTAGGAATATGGGTAAATACTTAATGCCTCCTGAACATATTTATGTTTTTAGTAAATCAGGGGCTGTAGAGAATCTCAACCAATGGATTCTTGATTTCCAAGAAGTTCCTAATCTGAAAGAGTATCCTTCTTCTAAACCCTATCCTATGATTAAAATGCTTGTAGAACAAGCTACTAAAATAGGAGATTGGGTATTAGACCCCTTTGGAGGTTCAGGAAAGATTCTGAAGGCCTGTAAAGAGCTCAAAAGAATGTGCCATATAATTGACAGTTCTGATATTGCAATTAACAACCATATAATCCCATTATTATGATAACATTTTATGATTTTAGAAATACAGATCATACAAATCCTCATAAATATCCATTACAAGGTTACATTATTTTAAAAAATAAGAGAAAAATGTTAATATGGATAAGATGTGATGGAGATCCTTTATTTAATCACTCTTTACATGGTTTTTTTGTAGTACCCCCAAGTATATATTTATATGATATATACATAGCAAAAAGTTTTTGGAATGCCTTAAAATATTTTATAAAAAAGAAAAAATGAGTAATATACAAACAGCAGAAGATTTTTTCACAGATAACAAAATAATACCTTTTCATACAGATAGCTTTCATATGAAAGAAATCCATAAAATTATGGTTGATTTTGCTAAAATACATGTAAAAGAAGCTTTAGAAAAAGCTAAAAAAGAATATATGTTTAATGAACAAAATGAGTCTGATAATCCTGCTTTTTTAGCAGATGTAATCTTAAATTCTTATCCATTAACTAATATAAAATAAAGATGCAAACACAACTTAAAAAAGTAGAGAAGTAAGTAAATTATTCTTATATTTACATAAAAAATTATGAAATCAGGTGTTTATACAATCACATCTTTAATAGATAATAAAATAATGGTTGGTCAAAGTGTTAATGCTAATAACAGAATGAGCCAACATTTATTTCATTTAAAACAAGGAACTCATGATAATCCTCATCTTCAAAGATCTTTTGTTAAATATGGTGAATCTAATTTTTTATTTGAAATATTAGAGTATACTGAAATACCTTTTTTGTTCTCAGCAGAAAATTTTTGGTGTAATTTATTAAATTCTCATAATCCTAATTTTGGCTATAATATAAAACCAACTAATCCTAGCGGATATTCTACACATTCAAAAGAGACAAGACTTAAAATAAGTTTAGCTAATACTGGTAAAAAACGTTCAGTTGAGCAAAATAAAAAACAGTCAGAAAGAATGAAAATTTTTATAAAAACTCCTGAATCTAATACAAAAAGAAGTATAGCTTTAAAAGGAAAAATAGTTTCTGAAGAAACTAAATTGAAAATGGCAATTTCTAAAAAAAGTAGAGGTGATCAGAGAAGTTCTGATGGTAAAATTAAAACAGCAAAAGGTCTTGAAGAATGGTTGAAATTAGGATTAAAAAATAAAAAAATAATAGACTTACACACTAATAAAGTTTATAATAGTGTTACAGAATGCATCAACTCTTTAGAAATATCAGATGCTGCTTTTTATAGAAATATTAAAGGTAAAGGAAGATTTCTTAAAAAATTTAATTTAAAATATATAACAAATGAAAAATGAGCTTGATAAAGTGGAAACTTTCCATAATGTTTTTAAACAGGAAATGTCTGATAAACCTGTAGTTTATCCAAGTGGAGGCCCTGAACTTAGATATAATCTAATGAAGGAAGAAAATGAAGAATATTTAGAAGCTTGTAACAATGGTGATTTAGTAGAAATTGCTGATGCTCTAGGAGACCAACTTTATATTCTTTGTGGCACCATTCTTAAACATGGTGTGCAACATATCATTGAAGATGTGTTTTCAGAAATACATGAAAGTAATATGAGTAAATTAGATGCCAATGGTGAACCAATCTTTAGAGAAGATGGTAAAATTATGAAATCAAATCTTTATCATAAACCAGATATATCAAGAATTTTGAATCTTTGATATTAATTTATACCCTTTACAGTGACCTTTATTAAAAAAATTTGAAGCATGTAATTTATTATCTCTACAAAATTTATTAAGATTGGTCACTGTAAATTGTTTACCAAAAGAATCTTCTAAAATCCAAGAAGAAATTCTATTAGCAATGCTTTTTTCAATATGTTTTTCTAAAAAAGTAGGATCTTGTAATTTTAAAAGCCAGTTTTCCTTATTAGTATTAGAATTTTTAGTATTACTAATTTCACTATGCTTTTTTCCATAATTCCAATGCCCACTATTAGACCTATCTATTGACATTTGAAGTCTTTGTTCTAATGTGAATTTTATCTTTCCTTTATTTGAATTACTTATTTTATTTCTAGTATCAATGGATACTGATTTTCCTTCTCTAGGATGAATTACGTATCTAATTGCTTTAGATATACACTTATTTAACCATACCTGGGGCTTATACAAAACATTAAGTCTTTTAAGAACAGTTTCTTCCCAAAGTATTGCTTCTTGTTTTGTTGTAAAAATTTTTCTTACTTCAAATAAGAAATCATTTTTACCATACAAGTTAATAAGATTTTTTACTTGATTACTAGAAGTAAAATATTTGATCCATAAATCATTTGAGGGGCTAACTTTATTAGCCCATCTGACACCGTAATAACATTTACCTGTAGTTTTTGATTTAATTAAATATGTATATGCTTCCATAATACAAATATAGTAATAAATCATGAAGGGTCCTAATTACTTCAAACCGAATATCGGTCAGTTTATTACTGAAGATTAAAACAAAAAAGCCATTCCTTCGGGAGTGGCTTTCTTTTTTTATTGTCTTCCGAAGCTATCAAAAGATTGTAATCCTTTTACTGGGTCTACTTGACTACCAGAGAATCCTAACATAGAACCTAAATGGTTCCATATTTTAGCTGAACCTTCATCTTGCCAAGCATAAGGGCCTGTATCTCGTTTATAGAATAAGCTTTCATCTTCACCGGGCATTGCATGTTTAGTAAGATCAGTTAAGATTTTAGTATAAGCACTGATAGTTGGACCAAAAGCTAATGATGTAGTGCTTGTAAAATCTAAGTAATTCTTTAAACCAACAGTCGGCAATGGGATAAAACTTTGGTTTTCTGCTTGTGTTTTAAGTAATAAAGTCAAAGCATGGTTAGATAACCAGCCAGCTAATTGGAAATCATCAGACCCTAAAGCTCCAGATTTAGCTCTAAGCTTTTCAAATCTATCTTCATCATCATCATCAAATCCAAAAAGAAGTGCCGCGGCAGCTGAGATAATGAAAATTTGAGCTACATCAGCTAATACTTTTACCATTGCTTGTTTCTCTTTAGGAGACATGTATGGTATTGACTTACCTAAAGAGATTAATGTTTGTCCTACAGCTTTAATAGCTTCCATATAATAACCTGTTCTTACTTCATCTAAAGCAAAGTTTGCTCTCTTGCTACCAAATCGGTACATAAACATGGAAGTAAAGTATCTTCTCATGAAAGCAAATAATCTATAAGCAAAGAATTGTTGTGCTTGAGGATGTTCAAATTTAGCAAAGGCACCATTTAAGTCCTTGAACTTCTCATGTACGGAGTTTTGCATACTTAAAAACTCAGAACCTAAAGTTGGGATACCTTTTTCATCATAAGAAATACCATATTTTGGGTCAATACCAGGCTTTAATGTTAATTGCTTTTTATCATTTAATTCAAAAGCATCAGCATAAGCTATGTTGATAGTTCTACCATCTACAGTTTGTTCAATTTTCTTATGATACATCATAGAATAAAACACCTGTAAGGCACCTTGCATCTCCATATATTTACGAGGGCTATAAGTCCAGCTTAAACTGGCCAAATCTCCAGCAAATGTTCTTGAGTAATTTCTTGAGATAGCATCTTCAGTTTTACCCTGAGTAGGATCCCACATCATTACCATTTGAGTATTCAAAGTATCAAGTTTACCACCCCATACTTTAGTGCTCCACTCTGGCATAATCTCAAAATTAACCTTGGCACGAGCTTTAGCTAAGGAAATTGGGTCAGTTCTATCACCTCCTATGGCTTCAATATTACTTTGCCACATCATACCCCAGTAATTCTTAATAGCTGAAGGTAAATTTAAAGCAAAATAGTTTATGGCGGCAGCTCCTGTAATAGAGTTTGTTACCTTATTAACCCAATCTAGATTTTTTTCAGAGAACATTTCACCTTTGAATTCTCGGTTGTAGAGGGCTCTGAATGCAGCAGTTCTTACTGTCTCATTTTTGTTACCGGATAAAGCTTTTAAAGAATCAGTCATTGAGAACTGTTTTTCTTTTAAAGCATTAATTTTCATAACTCCTTGATCGGTATCCTCCAATGTAGAAAGCATAGCTTTAGCCATCGGGTTAATTTCAGTGAATACTTTTTGTCTTTCAGCCTGCAACATGTAAAAGTTAAAAGAGCTCATCAAGTCATAGGAAACCTCTTCAATAGGAATTTTAGCCATACCCTTCATTGGGATACGGTCCATCACTGGGTCAATGATACCATCTTTAGCAATGACAAGTTCCTCACGGTCTCTTAATTCATCAGCATTAACTAAGCCTTCATCAGCATCACTAATTTCTCGCGATAAAGCATTAGCTTCTTCAGTAGTTTTACCTGATAAAGTAGCCATAGCCCCAGCTTTAACATTCTTAAGCCAGTTTGACCACCTCCTAGTGAGTTGACCAGTTTGAGCAGCTTCTAAATGTTGTTTAATTCTAATTCTTGGAATGTCAAGATACAATTTATCAATACCTTCAAGGCCCACCTGGTTATCAATATGATAATTAGTAATGGTTTCTAATAGGTGTTTTTTATCAGCATTTTGAATTACATCATAATACTCCTCATTGATGTAAGATTTTACAACTTCTTGTCCATTCTCATCTTTGATTTTAATACTGGTCGGAACAGCTAATTGAGCAGCCTGTTCTTTAGTTAAAGGTAAAAAATGACCTTTGTTATCAATCACTTTTCCTACATAGTTTTTTGCTTTGTCTTCTTCACTTAAGCCAAACGGTACAGTTCTGTACTCATTCTTAACTCTGAAATAGAAATACTTGGCATTAGGAACACCATCAAATTTTAAAATATTACCATTAATATTCAATCTTCCTGTAATATAATATTGAGGATTATCTGGATCATCTTTTGGTCGGGCAACACTATGAGCATTTAATCTTTTGTAATTAAATTTGTCTTCACCTTTTTTGGTTTTATACCAGCTTTGCACATGGTTTTTATTAAACCAGTTTCTAAATTCTTTACTACGGTCTAATAAGTTATCAATTAATACTTGATTACCTATAAATTCGTCAGCTCCTGTAGTATCAACAGGATCTAATCCCATTTTAATTAACTCATTATTTAAATCTTCTAAGTAATATCCGGTAGCTTCTTTGTATTGAATTTGACCTAGCTCGGTAATAGCAGCTTTAAATAAAATTTGAGCTCTTTTTTCAGCTTCGGTTAAATGGATATCATCAACAGGATTATATTTTTGCTCATAAATAAGCTCATCTATATACTCTTGTAATTGTTTTATCTCAGCAATTTTCTCTTCTTTTTTAACAGGTCCTAATGAATCTAACAGTGCTGGATTGAATTGACCATTGTTATCTTTAAAGCCAAGCAAAATAGAAGTCATCTTAGCATAAGAATCAGCTAATTGATAATCTGAAGGCAAATCTTTGGACAATTCAGCTAATCTATCATAGATTTCATTAACCTTATCATAATAAGCTTGAGTGTATCGTACGGTAGTATTTTGAGCAATCCAGTTTTGCATGATAGTGCTGAACTCAGGAGTCAATGTACCATCACCGTTGTATAACTGAATGCCAGCATACTTAGGATTATTGGCCACTAATTGAGCAAAGCCTTCACCGGCTCTTTGTAAAGCACCTTTTCTTTCAATAGACTCGTAATATTTTCCAGTTCTCTTACGGTGTTCTATCAAAGCTGTAGCAATATCCTGGTCTTCTTTACTTTTTAATACATTGTCTTCATTATATAATGAGAACAATCTTTTTCTCTCATTCAAAAGAGTAGTTAAGATATCATAGTTCTCAAAGAATTCAAGCTCTCCTGTATTATCAACCTTGTGTTCGGCAATTTGATTATCTACTTTCTTTAAAGCATCATAAGCTTTAGGATTTTCTTTCTTTAATTGCTCGCGGTCTTTGTAGTACTGAGGAGTATATTCCCTATTGAACAGTTGTTCAATTTGTTCTTTTTCTTCATAGGCAGCTTTAATTGCAGCTTCATCTCCAGCTTGACGGGCTTTGTCAATCTTATCTCTCATTTTAGCTGAGTCATATCTCCAGTTTTTAACAGGAGCCATAAGAGATATTACTTCTTCAGAAATAAGATTGCCATTCTCATCACGGCCTGGCTTGTAATCAATCATGGTAAAACCATTGTCTTTCCAATCAGATTGATGATTTACACCAGTCATTTGTAGATTCTTTCTAGCTTCTTCTGTATTTTTTGCAAAATTATCAGCTTTAATAAAGGCTCGGCTAGTAATTTGAGAGATGTGCTTTTTTAAGTATAAAGCAAAAGTTGCAATGATAGGATCCGGGTCACTAGTGTAACTAATGAACATGGTACTCCACCAGTTGGCATCTCCTAATTTTCCACCATATAATGCTTCAACTTTCTCTTTAGTGAAATTGTATTTCTCTTTGTCGGCTCTTAATTGAGCCAATTTTTTTTGCTTGTAAGCTTCATTACCTTTTGTATTAGTTACTCGGGCTATTTCAGCATCAATATCCTTTATTACTTTTTCACTGAAAGATTTAAGTAAATCAGTTGTAGCTGTAACTGAACTTACTTTTTGAATTTCCTTAATGGTCTTTACACCATCATCAACTAATACATCTAAACGGGAAACATATCCGTATAGGAAACTTCCTCTATCAATACCTGCTTTGATTAAGTTCTTTTCAGTTTCTTTAATAAAGCTTAACCAGCTCTTTAGGAGTCTGTCAAAATTTTCAGCATCTAAAACCTTTTCTTCAATCGGAGCTTCACTTTTGTAAAGTTTATTCAAGTACTCATTACTCTTTAAAAGCATCGCTTCTAATGTAAAAAGTGTGTTTACTACATGCAAAGCTTTGTGTTTTTCAGATAAGCTTTCCAAGTTCTTAACAATCTCAGGATTATCTTTTCTAAAAAATTGCATGTATCCCGACATCTCAGTTAAGAATGGCCCAGATTCAGGGTCAGCTAATTCTTTTTTAATGTTAGCATATCCTTTTTTACTGTTGATTTCATTCAACTGAGCTTTTACAGTTTTAAGAATAGGTTGAATAATCTCATCTAATCTTTCTTCAATCCTAATTTTGTTAGGATTTCGGTTAACTGTATCCAGTAATTCTTTAACAGCTCTCTCTTGATCCGTGGTGTATGTATTTAATTCTTCAGGAGTGATTGCTTTATCAGCTTTCAATGCAAATAAGTTACCAATATCTTTTAAAGTTGATAATGGTGTCAGTAAGTTATCTTTTTTGGATAAGCTACCTGTTTTAAATTCAACTCTTAAAGTTGTTTTAAAATTACCCATCATATCATTTACAGCTTTGTTGAAAGGCTCGCTTAAAGTTAAAGCATTAGCTGGGTCATAACTTATTAATCGAGTATTATCAGCTTGCATTTTAAGAGACTCAAGTAAAACTTTCTCTCTAAAGATGTGAAAAGCTTCATTAGTCATCTCCGGGTAACGGTCATGAATGGTGTTGATAGCTTTAATTCCTTCAGGAGTAGCCGCAATAGATTCATAGATTCTGTTAAACTCTTTTATGTTATCTTTTTTCAACAACATAACCAAAGGATAAGCCAACTTATGGAATTCAGTGTTGATATTAATTCTGTCTTGAATGTAATATAC